CAGGCTCTTATGAAGCCGCTTAATTTTTAAGGTTTATTATGTTTAATTCTAATGTTCAACCAAAAATCCGCAAGATTGATGTTCCAAAAGAATCCTGGTCTTGTGTTAAGTGTTCTAGTGAGAATCAATATTATATGCGTAAGTGTGGTTCGTGTAACGCGCGGAGGCCACACTAGGAGCGGCTAATGCCCAACTATACTTTTAAGGACGGCGTCACAGTAGACGCGAACGCGCTAAAAGACATCATGCTGACCTTTCCAGAAAAGTTCGGCTGGTTCTTATCTCAAGGATACGCGCCACACTATTACCAATGCTTGTTTCATGCTAATAGTAATAAGGATAATTTAACTCGTTTTAGACACCTGGTCGCTGGTCGCCGCGGAGGGAAAACGCTGAGCGCCGCCTGGGAAGTCTTATTCTACTGCCTCTACCCGGAACAATTCCATAAAGACGCTTATGGGAAGGATAATACGAATCCTCTCTGGGTTTGGGCGACAAGTAAAGATTATAAGGTCTTGCGGCCCGCGCTCCTGACTTTGCGTAAGGTTATTACGGAAGCCGGTTTAGAAATCGGTAAGGATGTAAAGGAAAATAGGGGCGCAATGACCTTTGAGTTTGCTAATGGTAGTCTCGTCGAGTTCAAGTCTTCGGATGATCCGCAGAGCCTTCGTGGCGCTGGTCTGGATATTCTTTGGATGGACGAGGCAGCCTTCATTAGGAGTGAGGAGCCGTGGCAGGTTATGCGGCCAGCACTCTCCGATAAGCAGGGCCTCCTGATTACGACGACTACTCCGGACGGGAAAAACTGGTTTTATGAGGAGTTTTGGAATAAGGACGCGATGAAGGACCCGAATCAGGGTCGCGTCGAGTATCGCAGTATTGATAATCCGTACTTTCCGAAGCGCGAGTGGGAATACACGAAGCAGCGCTATCACCCATTATTGTTCGCGCAAGAGTATATGGCCGCTTTCGACTCGATGGCTGGCCGAGACTTGTCTGGCGAATGGTTAAAATACTACACTGAGGATGATCTTCCCCGCACGAGCGACGGAACACTACAAAAATTACGAAAGTATATTGGTGTAGACCCTGCTGTGAGTATGAGTGGGCGTGGTGACCGCTTCGTTATTAGCGTTGTGGGTGTTTCAGAGTCGAATCAGGTGTTTCTTTTGGAGCAATATGCGGCGAAGATTCCGTTTGTGGAGCAGTTGGAGAAGATTCAAGAGTTTCATATTAAGCATCGTCCCGAAATTATCGGTATTGAGTCGAATGCTTACCAGGCCGCTCTTGTGCAGCAGGCCGAAAGGCTTCCTTCTATGCCTCCAATCGTCCCAATCTTCGCTAAAGGTAAGAAGTTTGAGCGTATTATGGCTATGAGTCCGCTTTTTCGCATCGGAAAGGTCCTGATTAAGGCGGAGCATAAGGATTTTATTGACGAGTGGATCAATTATGATGCTAGTGTGACGAATCCGAAGGATGACTGCTTGGACTCGGTTGAAATTGCGCTTAGAACGGCTGGTGCGCTCCTCGGAGAGGCTAGTTTTGACGAAAAAGACGATAATCCGGGCGGCTTGCCGGACTGGGTTGTTAATGACCGGCCTTCTGTGAAGAAGGAAGACTATTATGTTGACGAGTTTATGGGGAGTATATGGTGAATATTACGAAAGGTAAGACGGTTGAGGGTTGTGGCGACGCTATCACGGGAGAACGCATCCATAAGGGTGAGGATGTAGTATTTACTGGCTTTAAGAATAAGTCTACGAACTGGATGAAGAAGGGTCGTTACCGGGTTATTAAGGAGGAGACCATTGTTGAACTGGCTAAGGCGGCGGGACTTAAACTCTGCGGAGACAACTGCGATTGTAAGTCTGATGAGCGAGTTTCTGAGCCTGCACCGCGAGTGGAGCGAGCGGATGCTAGCCCTGGAGGAGGAACGGTTAAGGCTGGAAAGGCTAAGACTGGAGGGCGCAAAGCCTATCGAAGTCCCGTCGGGGACTCTGCGAGTGACTGAGGACGAGCAGGACGCTGATTGGGCTCTGAGTCAGGGCATTATTACTCCTCACGAGTATAAGGATCTTCTTGAGAGCGCTGGTTTGGCGCCGACTGATTTGCAATTTAATTAGGGGGTGAGTGGTGGCAGAGGTAACTTCTGATACGTATTCTGATGAGAACATTAAGGGGTTTGCCCCTGCCGATAAACTGGTGAAGAAGGTTGATGATCTTCGTGCTCAGCGTGAGATGATGGAGCGCCAGTGGAAGATTAATCTTGCCTTTTATAAGGGTAAGCAGTATGTGTTTTATAATCGTAAGTCGCGTCGTATTGAGTCGCTTCCTACGGATGATGGGGATAAGCCGCGTTATCGGGTGCGTTTGGTTTCGAATCAGATTGCTCCGAATACGCAGAGTCTTCTTGCGCGTTTGGTGAAGTCTAAGCCGCAGTTTTATGGTACGCCTGGTCAGGGCTCGTTTGAGGCTCAGAAGGCTGCTGAGGTTGCGGAGAATCTGCTGGATTATTGGTGGGACTCGTTTCATTTGACGGAGAAGCGTGAGGAGGCGATGATCTGGTCGATTATTTGTGGGAATGGTTTTTGGAAGATTACGTGGGATGATAAGGCTGGTAAGGGGATGCGTGTGATGATGGATCCTGAGGGTCAGCCTATTGTGGATCCGCTTGTGAAGCATTTCTTTGCGAAGTTTCTTGACGAGTCTGGCGCTGATTCTAAAGCGTTTGAGAAGCAGGTCTATCAGGGCGAGATTAAGGTGGATGTTATGTCGCCGTTTGATGTGCTTCTTGATGATTCTGCTCAGGTGTTTGAGGATTGTAAGTATGCGTTTTGTGTGCATCCTATGGATCCGAAGGAGATTCAGGATCGTTATGGTGCTCGTTTGAAGCCTAATGCGATTAATCGGTATCCGGATGAGACGCTTCCTGGTCCTTTTGCGTCGTTTGAGGCGAAGACGAAGGAGAATGTGCGCGAGGTGTTTTATGGGTATTTTCTTCCTGGTCCGAAGTATCCTGAGGGTCGTTTTGTGGTGTTTACGAAGAGTCCGGATATTATTTTGTATGATGCTCCGTGGCCTTACCCGTTTGAGGAGTTGCCTTTGGTGAAGTTTCCGGGTATTCGTGTTCCGGGCCAGTTGTGGGATCAGAGTATTGTTGAGCAGGCGATTCCGTTGCAGAAGGAACTTAATCGTACGTTGTCGCAGATGATTGAGTATAAGAATCTTACGTTGAAGCCGCAGATGCTGGCTCCGGTGGGTTCGCTTCGTCAGCGTATTACGGATGAGCCTGGAGCGATTTTTGAGTATAATCCTGTTGCCGGTCAGGTTCCGCAGAGCATTCCGATTCCGGGTCTTCCTGGCTATGTGTTCGATCATTTGCAGGATCTTGGTCAGCGTTTGCGTGATATTTTCGGGTTGAATGAGATTATTCAGGGTGATGTGCCTCCGAATGTTGAGGCTGGTGTGGCGATTGATCTTCTGCAGGAGGCCGCGGTGGATCGTTTGGCTCCGCAGATTCTGCTTATGGAGAAGAGTATTGAGCGTGCTGGTAATCAGATGCTTCAGTTGGCTCAGAAGTATTATAATGAGCCTCGTATGCTGATTCTTAATGGTTCTGGTTCTAAGCCGAAGGTGGAGCGTTTCCAGGGCGCGGATATGATTGCTGGTGTGCAGGTGAAGGTTGAGGCTGGTTCTGGTCTTCCTCGTACTCGTGCTGGTCGTCAGGCTCGTGTGATGCAGATGTTGCAGATGGGTATTCTGAGTCCTGCGAAGGCGTATAAGTATCTTGATATGGCTGATTTTAAGACGCTTCAGATGGAGTTTGAGGCTGATGAGGAGCAGGCCCTTCGGGAGCATGATAAGTTGATTGATGGTGGGATTATTAATGAGCCTGCCGCTCAGCAGGCGGAGATGCAGATTATGGAGATGATGCTTAATCCGCAGATGGATCCGAATACTGGTGAGCCGGTGCCGTTTGATCCTTCGATGCTTGAGGGCTTGTCTGAGGCTGGTTTGCAGCCGTTGCCGTTTGAGAATAAGGCTGTGCATTTGAATGTTCATTCTGCGTATATGAAGAGTGCGGAGTTCGAGTCGATGCCTATGGAGGCTCGTGCGCGGTTTTATAAGCATTACGAGTTGACGATGATGGCGCAGCAGGAGGAGGCTGGTCCTGAGGGTCAGGCGCCGCGTGTGTCGCTGCAACTTCGTGGTACGGTTGGTCCGACGGCTGGTTCTAAGATTATTAATTCGACTGGGATTAAGAGTGTTACTCCTGAGGAGTTGTTGGAGCCGCCGCTTGAGACGGTTGTTATTGATAATCTTGATAAGCCGAATGCTGAGGGCGAGCAGGGTCAGCAGGATCAGCAGGGTATTGCTGCGATGCGGGATATGCAGGAGAGTGAGATGAAGTTCCAGCAGAAGATGCGTCAGCAGATGGAGGAGGAGGCCGCGAGGATTAATGTCTAGTCGTGTTGAGTGGACGGATGAGGATCGTGCGGCTGCGTACGTGATTTGGATTGCGAATGAGAAGAATACTCGTCGCACTTCTCGGGATACGGGCGTTCCGCATGGTACGCTGCGTCATTGGGTTCGTGATTGGAATGAGACTGGTCCTCCTGAGAATGTGATGGATCATGTGGACGCGAAGGCTTACGAGTTTGTGTCTCATGCTAATCGTGTTCGTGAGAGTGCGATGAATAAGTTGGAAGAGTTGATTCCTCAGGCTGAGGTGAAGCAGTTGTCAGCAATTGCTACGGTGGTTGGGATTATGGATGATAAGATTCGTCTTGCGTCTGGTCTGGCTACGAAGCGAACTGAGACTGTTCATACTTTGCCTTCGAGGGAGGAGTTGGCGGAACTGATGAGTGGTTTCGCTGAGGGCCTTGTTTTGGCCGCGCAGGATCGCTCGGCGGAGATTATTGATGCCGAGGTTGAAGAGCAACCAGAATACGCTGGACTCTTAAACGAAAGGATTGGTTAGATGAGTGAGGTTGATTTGCAGGCCGCTGAGGCGGCTTTGTCGGCGGAACTTCCTGATGAGGATGTTGGGACGGTTGCTGTCGAGGATCATTCGGGAGTTGAGGATAATCCGGTAGAGCCGGAATCCTTTACGGGGTTTGATCCGAATACACTTCCTGAGGATATGCAACAGGTGTATAAGTCTATGCAGGCTGATTACACTCGTAAGACTCAGGAGATTGCGGATGTTCGTCGTCAGTACGAGGCGTTATCCGAAGTTGGTGTTGATCCGGATGAGGCTACTGGTATTCTCAATCTGTGGAAGGCTATGGATTCGGACCCTCAGGTTGCTGCTGAGTTTGCGTCCGCTATTCAGAATCGTCTGCAGGAAGTTGGGTATGCTAATCAGACGCCTGAGGTTCCGGTTGAGGCGCCTGTTGTTGATAATTCTAGTTACGAGGGGCTTCCGCCTGCTCTTGCTAAGGAACTTGAGGAGATGCGGTCTTTTAGGCAGCAGATGCTTGAGTCGCAGCAGCAGCAGGAGATTCTTGGTCAGTTGGAGGCGGCTGAGCAGACTATTCGTACTACTAATCCTCATTATTCTGATGATGATATTGGTGCGATTTATGATCTGGCTCATGCTACTGATGGTGATCTTATGGCGGCTCAGGAGCGGTATCATGCTATTCAGCAGCGTATGCTTGGCTCTTATTTGGAGTCTAAGCAGGTGCCGCATGGCGCGACTCCGGCTCCTGGCGGGCCGTCTAGTGTTCCTGGTAGGTCTTTCGAGTCTCTTGATGATGCTCATAAGGCTGCGATGGAGGCTATTCGTAACATTTCCTAATTGGAGGTGTATTAATGGCTGCTAGTCTTAATACGCTTAGCGAGATTCTCAAGGAGTATTACCTTGGGCCTGTCGCTGAGCAGTTAAACAATGAGGTTCTTCTGCTGTCTCGTCTTGAGACGAAGTCGGAGGACCTGGTAGGTAAGCGGGCTTATGTTCCGCTTCATTATGGTCGTTCTACGGGTATCGGTGCGCGTGGCGAGGCTCAGGCTCTTCCGGCTGCTGGTTCGCAGGCGTACGATAAGGCCGTGTACGATCTGAAGTACCTGTATGGTCGTGTTGAGGTTACGGGTCCGTCGATGGCGAAGACTAAGAATGAGGCTGGGGCGTTCCTTCAGGCTCTGAAGTCGGAACTTGACGGTATTCGGAATGACCTTAAGAAGGATCTGGCTCGTCAGATTTATGGTGATGGTACTGGTACTATCGCTACTGCCGTGACTGGGGGTACTCACTCGACGACCGCTATCGAGGTTGGCGCTGAGCCGCTTCGTAAGGGTCAGATTTATCCCGGCATGAAGGTTAATGTGTATGATGATAACGTTTCGGCGGATCATACCCATGCTGGTGGTGCCGTTTTCACGGTCGCTTCGGTGAACGTGACGACGGGTACGGTTACGGTGACGGAGACCTCTACGGCCGCTTTTGACGACGATGATACGATTCGTCGCGCTGGCGTGCAGACGGTTACTCCGGCTGTTGGTAACACGTACTCCCTGTCGGACGAGATTGACGGTCTTCGTCGTATCGTTCCGGATGCTGCTGCGAATACGTTTGGTGGCATTAATGCTGCTACGTCGCAGTGGTGGGATAATGTTCGCGTTGAGGCTACGGGCGGAGTCCTTACCCTTGACGTGATTCAGCAGGCTCTGAACCTGGCTCGGATCAATGGTGGTATGCCGACTTCGGTTATCACTTCGCTTGGTCTGCAGCGCGAGTTCTACGACCTGCTGAATGAGGACGTGCGTTATGTTGATCCTGCGTCGCTGAATTATGCGGCCGGTTTCAAGACGCTGTCTTATAACGGGATGCCGCTTATTGCGGATATTGATGCTCCGTACGGGCTGATGTACATTCTGGACGAGTCCACGATGAAGGTGTTCTCGGATCAGGATTGGCACTTCCTGGATGCGGATGGTCAGACTCTGCGTCAGCGGGCGGATTATGATGCCTTCGAGGCTATTATGACCCGTTACCTGAACCTGGGCGCCACTCGGCGTAACAACCAGGTCGTTATCAAGGGTGACGCGGCTGCTGCGGTGGCTGGTTTCCTTGAGGTGGACGGCGGCGCGGACGCTGGATTCTAATCGGGGTGGGGAGGGGCTTCGGCCCCTCCCTGTTCTTTACTTGGAGGAGTGTTATGCCTAAAAAGTTGGATGAGATTTATTCGGCTCTTAAGCGGGATAATCCTTCCTGGTCTGAGCAGAAGTTATGGTCGATTGCTCGCGCTACTTTTAATAAGATGAAGGGGTGATCGTGTGAGTATGTTTGCTCATTTGAAGTATCGTTATCGTTATTTTAAGAGGCGTCGGGGTCAGGGATGAGTACTCCCGCGTGGCAGCGTAAGGAAGGTAAGGATCCTGATGGCGGTTTGAACGCTAAGGGTCGTGCCTCGTATAAGGCCGAGACTGGTGGGACGCTTAAGCGCCCTGTGTCCGCTTCGGAGGCTTCTAGGAGCCCTAAGGCCGCTGCGCGTCGTAAGTCGTTCTGTGCTCGTATGCTGGGTCATAAGAGGCGTAATACGAGCGCTAAGACGGCTAAGGATCCTAATAGTCGTATTAATAAGGCTTTGAGAAAGTGGGATTGTTAATGGGTGTTTATATTCCTGGCAGGGGTGAGATGACGTGGGACCAGATCCGTGTTGATTCCGCGGTCAAGGAGTATGATGAGCGCTTGTTTTTCGGGCTAAATAAGGAGACGGGCGATTATTGTGTGTTTATTGAGATGCCTCGTCCTCGTGATCCTTTCCCGGTGATGGGTTTTGGTCGTGAGGTTCCTGCGGTTGATGAGGTTATGATGCGGCTTCGTGAGGGTGATACGCTGCGTAATGGTAATAGAATCTATGATGAGGTGATCCGTTCGCAGGAAGAGTATCGTAAGAATGCGCGGCGTGTTGGTGATGAGGCTGCTGAGGAGTCTGCGGAGGTTGTGGAGCATTTTATGCGTAGGCATGGTAAGAGTCCTGTTATTAAGGAGTTTATTTCTTCTGATATTCCGAAGGGGGGTGACGCGGGTGACTCTTGATGAGATGTTTGATGAGATGGATTTGTATGGTTTTGAGGATTTTGAGGATTCTCAGAAACTGTCGCTTATTAATGAGGCGTATTTGGATCTGGTCACTCGTGAGCCTTGGCCTTTTATGGAGCGTGCACAAGCGTTCACGGTTCCTTCTGGCACGAGCCAGTTGACGAGCGATGGTGTTTTTGGCCTGGTTAATGCGACGAATACGCATACGCTCTCGTATTCGACTGGTCAGGTGCAGAATAATGTTGTTTCGGAGTATCGTGTAGGTAGTGTGTTGAGTTTCACGGATCTTACGAATAATATTGTTCTGGTTCCTGAGCGTGGCGATGTGATTGAAAAGAATTATAAGACGCTTAATGCGACGTATAATCCGACTCGTTATTATTTTATTGGTGACGAGTTGTTTGTGTTTCCAGAGTTTCCTGGTGATACGAGTGTGCGCTTGTATTATACTCAGACGCCTGTTGGTACGACGGTTGCGGAGGATACGGGTGTGTTTCTTGTTCCTGCGCGTCATCATAGTTTGATTGTGTATGGTGCGCTTATTAAGGCGTTTCTTGTGAATGATGATCCTCAGGCAGCGTTGTTTCAGAATATGTACGAGTCTCGGTATCAGCAGATGCGGAATGATGTTTGGATGCGTCAGTATGATCGTCCGGATACGGTGCATGTGGTGACTGATTCGTATGATTGGACGTATTAAGGGGGTGTTGTGTGTCTGGTTTGACCTTTGCTAATCAGGTTGGTGCGGTTAATGGGATGAATCAGGCCGCTCCTGGTACGTTTATTCCGGATTCGTTTATTCGTTGGGGTCAGGATGTGTTGTTTGATCGTGCGGGTATGATTCGTCGGCGTGCGCCTTGGAAGGGTGTGCGTTTGTTTGATTCTTCTGGCGCGATTCTTTCTCAGCCTAATGTTGATAATGAGCGTGTTATTGGGCTTGTGAGTACTCTTAATCCAAATAATGAGGCGCGGATCGGTATTGTTGTGGCTGGTCCTGGTTCGACTCGTGTTCTGTTTTATGATGATGAGTATAAGGCTCAGTGTTTCTGTCCGCTTGATGTGGTGAATGAGACTTCGATTGTGTTTAGTCGGCCTGCTCTTGGTGGTGGCGTGTTTATTGGTTTGTTGGAGGAGTATGGGATTGCTGATGGCGGTTCTAATGAGCATTTTCTGTATTTTTGGCGTGGCGGTACGGGTCGTACGATGACGATTGCGAATGTGGATTTTGGTAAGACGGGTTCTGGTGCTACGTCTACGTTTACAAATAAGATTAATGCGAAGGTTGGTACGGCTACTACGAGCACTCCTCCGACGAGTGTGACGGACGCTTTTGATACTTCTTTGTTGTCTCCGGGACAGTTTGTGTACCGCGTGGATGGTGCTAGTGAATATTATATTGGTACTGTGAAGAGTTTTATCAGTAATCAGATTACGCTTGAGAAGGATATTATTCGTACGCATGGGCATGAGACTAATGCTGATACTTCTGCGAATTGGGAGGATCAGACAATTAAGATTGTTAATGTGCGTCCGTATATTCATAATCATGGTCGTGGTTTGATTACGTATGATGGTAATGGTGGCGCTATTGTTAGTGGCGCGATTGGCACTGAGGGTGAGGGTCATTTCGCTGCGGCTGGTATTGGTGATGATTGGGGCGTGTATCGGGCTAGTGATGGCGAGTGGGTTGCTGACGTGGTTACAGGTACAACTACGGATAATCAGACCCTTGAGGTTAGCACTACGCATTATGGCGCTATTACGATGAATGCGGACGAGTATGTTGCATATCGTTATAATGTTCCGGTAACGGGTTATGTTGGGAATAATGCTACTCGTCGAGCGGGAGTGTTTAATACGACGTATGCTGGTTATCAATGGTTTGGTAATGCTGGCACGCCGGAGACGCATAATCGTATTGTGTTCTCTGCGTATCATAATTCCGAGAGTGTTGACTTGTCCCAGGACGCTTCGGACAGTATTGTGCTTCCTGGCGCTCAGCAGATGCGTGGCATGGCCTCGTCAAACGCGGGCCTTGTTGTGTTCCAAGAGGATAAGACGTATCTAATTCGTGGTAATTATCGCGCTAACTTTAGTGTGGAAGAATTATATCCTGAGGGTTGTTTGAGCGCTTCGAGTATTGTGGAGTATGGTGGCGGCGTCTTCTGGGCTTCTAAGGTCGGTATCCTGTTTTTTGATGGCGCGACGGTTCGTAATCTGACCGAGACGAATATGGGCGTGTATTATACTGATAGTATTAAGTCGTTTGACGCGATTAAGAATCATATTTACTCGTTCCTGCATAAGGATTATTTGTTCATTCATTTTACTTCGTTTAATTCGATTTATAAGCCTATTCGTTACGAGCCGTTGTATGCTCAGGATATTGGGAATACTCCGGCTATTGAGAATTTCCAGTTTGGTGATTGGGATCCTGATTTTTCGATGGAAGATGTGGACCCTAATTATGGTAATGTTCCAATTTATTGGGATTATCTTAAGATGTATGAGGCGAGTGGCGCTTCGACGGGTTCGACTGTTCCTGTGTGGGGTAGTGGTTATTCGTTCCCTAATGCTAGTGTTTCTAGTCCGTTAAATACTGTTGATGGCCTGACTGTTAGCGGTATTGCTTCGGACACCGGTATTCCGTATACGTATGATACGTCTAATCTTAATGTGGGTGATAAGGTTCTTGGTTTCGGTCTTCCCGCTGGTTTAACGGTTGCTACTATTGTGGATGCGGATACGATCACGCTTAGCGCGTCTCTTCCGAGCACGTTTAACGGAACAGTACAGATTATTCCGGCCGCTGCAAGTAACGCGCTTTGGAATGCTGCGAATGGTGTGTGGGGACCGCTTAACCTTACGGAGGGTATCACGTTCGCTATCTACCTTCCTACGAATGCTATGAGTGTGATTAGTAATTTTAGTTTCAAGGGTTTTGTGAAGTTGGATCAGATCGGTGGCGAGTCTGGCGGCGTAAAGGGTTTCGCGGCTTACGACTCGGTTAATCCTAAGGATGATGGTCCGTCGATTAACATGAGCGGCGTGTATGCTCGACTGTTAAGCGTAGACTCTATGCTGAGCACCGAGTACGATCATACTGTCAGCGAGGACGCCGAATTGTGCGAGAATGTTGGTAAGAATCCTAAACTCTACTACAAGGGACCCGACTTCTACATCCAAACCAAGCATTACACGTTCGGAGACCCGACACTGAAGAAGTGGTTCCGACAATTATTCTTAAACCTCTATTTCATCGAGGGCGGTTTACGGCTCGACGTGGTTGATAATGAGGATAAGGATAGTATTGATATTCAGAAGAAGCGGCAGCGTAACTGGGCTATTTTGGAGGATAAGTTATACTCGTGGCGTTTTGTTGAAGATAATGTTCTTCCCCGAGTCTTATCTCCGGATCGTTCCGAATGGTCCACGCTGGAGGGTAAGGGTCTTACGTGGTACGACTTGTCTGATTCTGCGTTTGAGCGGCATAAGAAGAAGATTAGTTGGCGCTATCCGAGCATGGGTTTTCGTTTGTATCAGATGAATCGTTATCGTCCGGAGAATTATCGTTCCGCGGAGAAGCCGCATCGTATCGCTATTGACTCGTGGAGCATTGGTTTCCGTCCGCTTCGGCAGAGCAGGATGTAATTATGGAAGAGTTTGATTTTTCTTCGGCCTCTGATCGGCAGCGTTTTGAGCGTTGGATGGTTGCGATTATTCGTAACGAGGTTAATTCGATTGTTCGGCAGGTTCTTTTTGAGAGGAACGCTACGTATATTGATACTGGTAATCTTACTGATTCTGAGCGCATTGATCGTTTAGAGCAGGCTGTTTATAGGAGGTGATGTATGAGCACAGGTTCGACCCCAAAGTATTATTTCCCATACCCGCTTGCTTCGGATAGTATTTCTCTAATCGCTTCTCGTATTGAGCAGTTGGCTTTTAAGATTGAGGAGACGTATGATCTGATGGGGATTAGTTATCCTCTTACTGGTCAGAATGTTCTTATGCAGGAGGGTGATCCTGCTGGTGGTGATTTGACGGGTACGTATCCTAATCCGAGTATTGCTGCCGCCGTTATTGCTACGGCTAATCTTATTGATGGTAGCGTGACGGAGCCGAAGTTGGCTTCTAATAGTGTTTCTACTGTTAAGATTCAGAATGATGCGGTTACGACTGCGAAGATTGATGATGCTGCTGTTACGAATCAGAAGTTGGCTGCGAATAGTGTGACTTCGAATAAGATTCTTGATGGTACGATTCAGGCTGCTGATCTTGGGGCGAATAGTGTGACGACGGCTAAGATTGCGGATGCGAATGTTACGAGTAGTAAGATTCAGTCAAACGTTGATCTTGATGGTAGTCCTACGACTACGACGCAGGCGAATACGGATAATACAACGAAGATTGCTACGACAGAGTTTGTGCAGGATGTTTTTGCCCAGTCTCAGGGAACCGCTTTCTTTACGCATGTTCAGAGCACAACGAATGTGCATGGTATTGCAGATACGGCTGATCTGGTCGCTACGACTGATACGGGCACTGTTACGAGTAATATGATTCTTGATGGTACAATTGTTGATGATGATATTAATGCTAGTGCTGCGATTGTTGATACGAAGTTGGATACGATTAGTACTGCTGGTAAGGTTGCGAATAGTGCGACTACTGGTACCGAGACGAGCACGCCTGATACGCTAGTCCTGCGTGATGCTAATGCTGATTTTGATGCTTCTCTGGTTGGTGTGCGTGGTGTCCAGTTCGATAATATTACTCCAGAGTCGGATTCTGAGGCTCGTCTTGTGTGGAGCGCGGATGATGGTAGTTTGATTCTTGGCTTGGAGGGAGGTCATGTTAAGTTACCGCTGGGCCAGAAGCACGTTATTTATGCTAAGAATGGTACTGGTTCTACGATTAATAAGATGAGCGCTGTGATGTCCGTTGGTGCGGCGGGTGATCGGATTGATATTGATCTGGCCGTGGCTGACGGTAGTGTTGCTGCCCAGTATATGCTTGGTATTGCCGCTGAGAATATTGCGGATGATACGCTGGGTTATGTGGTTACGGATGGTTATGTCCGTAATGTGAATACTGATGCTTGGCTTGTTGGGACGGTTTTGTATTTTGATCCTAATACTCCGGGCTTGTTGACTTCTACTGCTCCGACCGCTCCGGATCTTAATCTGCCTGTTGCGATTGTTACGAAGAAAAATTCTAGTTCGGGCATTCTTTATGTTCGTATGAAGACGGGCGAGTACCTTAACGAGTTGCATGATGTTGTGACTGGTTCGCCTACGGATAAGGATATTCTTGAGTATAATTCTTTGACGGGCTTGTGGGAGAATGCGTCTACTCTTGACGATCATATTGGTGATACTCAGAGTGTGCATGGTATTAGTGATACGGCTAATCTTGTGTATACGAGTGATTCCCGATTGTCGGATGCGAGAACTCCTACTGCTCATGCTGGGTCGCACGAGTCTGGCGGTACGGATGAGATTGAGATTGCTCCTAATCAGGTTACGGGTACTGCTGTTGTTGATTCTGATTCGCGTCTTACGGATGCGAGGACTCCAACCGCGCACGCTACTAGTCACGAGTCGGGTGGTAGTGACGAGTTAGAATTGGCGCCTAGTCAGATTACTGGTACGGCTGTGGTGGATTCTGATTCTAGGCTTACTGATGCTCGTACTCCTACGGCTCATGCTAGTACGCATAATCCGGGCCAGTCTGATGCGCTTGATCTTACGAAGATTGTTGGTATTGGTGCTGCGCTTCCTACGCTTCCCGACTCGTTGTATCCTGCCGGATCCTTGTTCGG